GGGCTATCACTATTAGGATCACCATACTTTGTAACGTTTCTATATGTCTTAGGGCTTTTAAGTATCATTTTAAGGCTTGAACTGCTTAAAGCGTGTTTGCCTAATACGCCATAATAGAATGAGTCATCATACATCTGTGCAAGTATTTCTTCTTTGCCCCAATGCTCACCGTTTAGTAATGTTATCATAGTTCCTTTCTTTTAATTAGTTCTTCTTTGCATCTCTTACGATAGGCTTCTAAGTGTGAGTTGTCATCTACTACTTTAGTAAGTTCTTCCGTTGTCATTTGTGAGTAATACCAGTTATCGTTCATTGTTTCTTTGTTTTAAACAAATATAATAAACATTTTTTTAACTACTACTATCTTTTTCTAATTTCTTTTCAAGTGCTTCTACTCTATTCAATAATACTACTGCTACTTTCTGTACTAACTTTAGATCGTATTGCATCTTTACTAATGTTGATTCTTTCATCCTAGTTCTAATTTAACTTTTAGTTTTTGTATTTCTTCTTCTAATTCTTTTACCTTATCATCGGCAACCCTTGCACGTTCAATGGCACGTATCTTATCCATTCTGTATTCGCTTAATGAATCGTTGTATAGTCTTTCGTTACCTATAAGGGTATGTACATAGAATCCTACTTCTTGCCAAGCATAGTACATTTCGTTTAGTGCTTTGTTTTTGGGCTTTAGGTTTCTTGATTTGATTATGTGTTCACCTACTGAATTAAAATTACCGTAGTATTCCCCTTCTTTTATATTGTTCAGTTTCTTGTTCATAGTATTTCTGCATCTTTAACGTTTAACATTGCTATTTCTTTTGGTATCCTATTGCTGTTAGAAAACTCAGTTGTCTTTCTTAGATACTTTGTTTTCCATTCAGGCTTCACAAGATATAAATTCCATCTGTAAATTCCTAATGGTGTTGAATTGATGTAGAAAGGTATGTCAAGATTGTCGTTGCAGTTTTCTATCATTGCATCGTACTTCTTCTTTTCAATTATCAATTCATCATAGTGTGTTGCCCTACACTTTAATTCTATTCTGTGGTAGGTCTTAGGACTGTAACAATCCCATCTACTCATCTTACTTCTTGCCATTACCAAATCAGGATAGCAGCAAGAAATTAGATACTCAAACAATTCTTTTTCTTTCAATTGTATTCCTTAAAGATCCTTTCAAGTTTCTTCCACACACCATTTAAGAAACAGCTACCGCATCCAGTTAGCTCACGGTTATCTTTAAAGATTCTATTATAGATACCTAGTAGGTGTTTTTGTTCTTCTATGGTCACAGTATTTAGATTTCCCATCTTTGGCTCCAAGTAATTGTACTCATCTTCTGTTAAGCAAAGTGGCTTTTGATAAGGAAAGATATGATTTAAAATTCTTTTTCTACTATCGCAGTCGCAATCTTCACCCAAGATAAACTTAGCTGCTTTATCAATGCCTACCTTTTTAAATGCTTTTTCTACTGTATCACCTACACCTTCGCTTTTATTAGCGTGGTTCTTTTTCCATTCCTTATAGGCTTTGGATCTTTTGTCACCTTTAAATTCTTCCATAGTTATTTTATTAATTCGTAATCGTTATTTTTATAATCATCATAATCTTCACCAAACTTGTCTTTCAGTTCCTGCTTTGCTGATTTTAATGTATGGTATATACTAACCCAGCTTATTCCAGTTTCAGCAGCTATACCACGAATGCTTAAATCTGAATCCCTGTACAAAGTAAACAGTTTTTTTTCGTACCAACGCCAGTTATCTATATGATCATCTATTAGTTTACATATTTCATTGTAAGCTACTTGCTCATCCAACGTATCAAGGTTTGGTATTTGTGTGGTAGTTTCTTCATCATCAAGATAAACCTTTTTGATTTTCTTTTTAGAATTATAATACTGAAAATAAATAGACCTAATAGTAAAATACAGATATCCCCTATTAACAATGCCGTTCTTAATAATCTTTTCTTCATTTGCATATTTGTATAATGCCACGTAGGCTTCCTGTACAATGTCTTCATCGTAATCATACTCACCAAAACTATTAACTATACTTATCCACTCATTGTGCCGTTCAGCAACCTTTGCTAACCATCTAGCGTCTTTATCCATATCACATTTAAACTAATTACACCCAGCAAACATTGCAAGGTATACTCGTTCTCTCCTATGTATTCTTCTTTGTGATATAAAAAACCAAACATCAATCCTTTAATGGGACTTATAATTATTTCAGCATCCTTAAAATGTCCTAACATTATAAAAACAAATGCTATAAATAACAAAATCCCTATTACTATCATACGTTTAACTTCTGTATTGGTTGTGTATTATTAATTAAATCTTTCCCAAGATACTCAAATCCTACATTATTTAACTTCATTCTAAGTTTTATTGGTTCTTCGTGGGGTGTAGGTCTGCCACCTGTTTCATTTTCTTTTACCTTTAAAACTGCTATGTTGCTGTACATCCAATCGGTTTTAGAACCTGTGTAGCGAAATATACAAATCGTATCATCAGCACGGTTTCCCCACTTACCACCGCCTTCTACATCTCCTATAGATAATGGTTTAGGTAAGCCTTCGTATTCGTGTCCTGAATGGTGAATGTTTCTTAGGGCACTTGTCACACCGTGAGCATTCAAATATATAGTTGTGTTCCTTTTTTTAGCAAACAACCTAAACTCAGAAGCCACCTGATAATCGTAATCGTGTGAGTTACCTGTTAGCTTTTGCAAAGTTGGGTCTTTACTTAAACTATTGTAAGGATCAACTAACAAAGCATCGTAGTTCCAAGCATCCTTAATTTGGTTTGATTCTTTTAACAAATCCTTGTAGCTATATAAATCATTTACATCTATTATTTTAAAATGAACGTTTGCCCAGTTAACTGCATTATCTATCTTAGAATCAGTTGCATCTTGAATTGGTATGCCCATCTTAAATTCTATGATCTTTCTTAATATACTTTGTGGTGTGTTTTCGCTTGACCATATCAAAAACTTTAGGTTGTGTTTAATTGCCCACAAAACAAATAGGTATATAATAACAGTTGTTTTCCCTACGTTAGCGTGTCCTATTATTAAATTAAAGTTCCCCTGCTTGTATCTTAGGAATTCATCTATTTCAGGTATGCCTATCTTTAAACCTTCTTTAACCCTTCCGTATTTTATATCCAGTATCTTTTCCTGTAGTTTCTTTGCTTGTGCTATCATATCCCTGTAGGTGGTTTAGCATATTTTTTAATTGTTTTCTTTGTTTGTTCGTTTAAGTTAAATTTTATTGCATATCCTGTTATGTGGTTTACATTGTAATTCCAGAAGTCAGCAGGATACGGTTCGTTTTCTTTTAGTTGTTTTAGTTTAGTCATTTGTTGTATTAAAAAAGGGGGCTTTTTACACCCCTAATTAAATTAAAATGGTAAATCTGCAGCTTCACGTGCAGGCTGTTGTTGTTCGTTAGTTATGCTTCCAATGTAGTTAGCAATCTTCCAACCGTTAATACTGTTGTAGTACTTACCGTTGTATTCATTACCACGTATGTTAATTGAAACGCTTACAGGGTTGCCTACTTGAAAGTTGTTTATCTGTAGTATTTTATCCCCTAAAAAATCTATAGCAATATCTTGTGGGTATTTGTCATTCGTTGTTACCACTACTTGACGTTTAGCCCAAGCCTTACCTGCTTTAGAAGTTCCTTCTTCAGTTTCTGAAATCAATTTGATGTTTCCGATAATATCCATATATAGTTATTTTAATTGTTTTATTATTATATTTAGTTGTGTAATATACTTTTTTTACTTTACAGTTTTGCAAGTTCATCTTGTACTTTCTTTGATACTTTGTACTTGCTTTTTATAGCTTCTACACTACCACCGCCCTTAATAAATTCTATTGCTTTAGAATATTCAGGTGTGTTCTGGTTTAACCATTTCTGTTCTTCGGTTACACCACTCGCAGCATTAGCATCATCATCTTCAGCTTGTAAGCCTAAAAGACTAGATAATGTATAACGTCTGTAATATGTAATACAAGAACCTAACTTCTGTGGGTCTGCAATTACAGGTAGTTTTAAGCCACTTACAACGCCTCCACCGCCATCAATACAAAGCAGCTTACTTACTACCATATCTTCTTCAATAGGTTGTAAAAGTAAAAGCCTATGTTTTTTAAGCAACGGTTGTAATTGTTTGATAAGTGAATTAATATCAAAATACTTTGATTTATAAAAAGGATTACTTGCATCCTTGCTAATTGTACCTATTTCTTGTTGTA